ATTTCATCTTGCATCTGATTACAAATTTTTTGACAAAACTATCGGAGTCCGACACTCCCACATTGTAGCTATTAGTGCCTATTATTTCATGTTTGGAATCGATCACCACTATGAGGAGCGCTTCAAATCTGATTATAACCAAACTCGCACCGAAAGACGAGACCAGATGATGACAGCTGCCTTTCCCAACTTTCCAGATTGGCTTGCGGGAAAAATTTCTTTCAAAACTTTCCGCCATAACGCTTTTACTACCTTCCTAAGTGCGTCCGCTTCGATCGTCACAATGTACACCATGTTTCAAAACCAGGTTCTCTGGTCCGGACGTGGCGAAACCAGTGGTGTCAAAATCACTGGCGATTTCAACGGCTGCATTAACGAAGCTCTTCTTTATTCCGCTTTTGCTGAAGTTTCCAAATGCTCACTCGAAGAAGTTGACGAAGACCTCTTGCTCGCTCTCTATGGAGATGACAACATTTCAGGCTGGGACAAACTCGACGTTACGTTCCCTAAACTTGCTAAAGCTCTCTTCACATACGGCATGATTATCACCCCTGCCAATAAATCAGATGTTATGGAAGATCACATTCCTTATGAGGAGCTCACCTTCCTCAAACGATCTTTCCGTTACGACTCTGATCTTCAACAATATAGAGCTCCGCTTGAAATGCCCGTTATCAACAACATGGCCTATTGGTACAGGAAGTCCCTTCCTCACCGCACGGCCCTTATTGTCAACGCAAACCAAATGATCAAAGAATATGCAGAGCATGAACCCGGCATTCTAGAAACCCGCCTTCCTCGTATCGCCCATTTTCTTAAACTTTCTGCTATTGCTCTTGAATGTCCTTCTCGTCTATCTTTACTGCGTGGTGAGGACCCCTTATTTAATGGTGTTCCCGCCCCCGCTCATTTACTCGTCAAAGAATAAATTTGTTCTCAAATTCCTTTTCGCAACTGTATCCAATTAATTACCCTATGATTTAAATTGATTGCTAACAAATTGCTATGTTTTATCTTTTATTGTAACATTGTACAAAAAATCCTCTTTAACACATTATGTCTGAACAAGAAAATGATAACCCCGCCCTTCGGAAAGGCGACCCCCTCGCATTCACTAACTCCCAAACGACCATTGTTCCTCCTTCTGAACTTCCACTACAACAATTCTTCAAACCACCGACCCCTGAGGTAATGATTCCTCTTCTCATCAACCAAACAACTTCAGGCCTTCGCACTATTCGTCTTGATTCACTTTTCTTTGATTGGCTCGCCACAAACAAATCAACCCAATATCGTAGTCAGCCTTGGTTCGTTAACCTTTGTGCTAGGCGTATTAATCGCAAATTTAAAATTTCAGTTTATCTTCATTTAACCGGCAATTCATCTTATGGAATGGGATGGGTCTATCTTAGACGCATCCTTGACAAATTTGTACAACTTTCAGCCCCTGCAAACACTACTCCGCCCACTGTTATTAATGTTATGGATGGAGGCACTACTTATCCGAATTCATCTATCGCCCTTGCTAGAGCCGCTGCTAAGCTTCCTACACCCCCTGAAGGATTACTTTTAGAATATTGCCATGCTAATCAAAATGTACATGCACTCCCTTTAGAGCATCAACCTGTATTATATCCTGTAGGCCATGGTATTAAACGTACTTTTATTTTTGAAACTGACCTTAAAACTGTTATGCGCCCCGCTATAAAATCCACTGTTACTGATGCCGAATATCCCAACTCTTTCCAACTTGATACTAATCCTGTAGTTGTTAACCAAGATGAGACAATTCTTAATCTTGGTCCTGTCTTTGATTTTCCCGCTTTAGAGATGATTCTTAGTTTCTCCGACGCAACCGATTTCCAATCTGTAACATATAATGTAGGTTTGTATATTGAAACTGATGGTGAACTTTGTCCCGATTCTTGGTATCCAGTCGATGTAACTAATACTGCATTTTTGGCTCGCCGTCTTCTCTGGAGAGACACTGACGTCTCCTCCGGCCCTTATCCTCCTATTGATATTGGTTTGCTTTCTTCTCAAAACACCGAACTTTCTGCTGCTGCTGCTGCTGAGGCTGGCGCTACCCTTATGGGCACCGTCATTTCCGGCTTTATTCAGCGCTCAAATGCTTCCCTTCCCCAAGTCGGCATCACTTCTGTGATTGAGGGTCAGCCCGCTATTCATAGTGGCGTCCACTCTTTCTCAGAGCCTTTTGTTGACCAGTCACAACTAG